CGATTTTCTTCCTTATATTCATATGGGTAATGTTGGGAAACATATCTCGGAAAATCAGAAAGAACTCCATCTACGTCGAAAAAGAAATGTGTTATTTTATTTTTCATTATTTTGTTCCTCAAAATATCCTATTAATTTTTCCCAATCACATTCTAAATCATAGCTAATGTGTTCGTTTTCCCAACCTCTATCACTTTCATAGTAATTTGTTACTCTAAGATTAGTGCATTTATAAACTCCAGCTGTGATATTTTCTGGAATAATAAGTCCGCAATCAGTAACTAGATATTGACTTTCTAATAAATCCGCATCCCAACCTCTTTTAGATAGAAGATATGCTTCGTCATCACTTTCAGGAATAGCTACAATAAATTCTACATCTATTTTAGATTCTTCATATTCTGTAGTTTCATTTTCTATAAATGAAACATCTAATAAATCATCGCCCATAATTATTCCTTATCACACTAACATTCTATAATTGAAAGTTTTTTCTTCAATATAGTAGAACGTTTATTATGATTCTGATATTTTAAAATATACTGTTCCATTGCATTTCTGGCTTTTTCTTTACAATCAAAACTTGTGGCTTTAGCTTTTAACGGAACAGATTCTATTTTATTCACGTCAATATATCTTACAGTTTCATATTCGGAAAATTTTATGAAGTATTCTTTTGATGCAATGTTTAATTCTTGATTATTTTTCATTATAAACTCCTTTGATATAATAATTATAGTGTAACATTCTGAGATAAAATTGTAAAGCGCATATTAAAATAATAAATTCCTTTTTCTAACTAATTCAGGATGATATTCCAAAAGCCATGCACTAGCATTTTCAGGATATTCCCTTTCAAGATACTCTTTCCATTCTTGACTTTCAAACATATTCGGAGATACTCCATTCCATCGCTTAATCCATAGTGGATGTTTCTGATTTAATCTTCTAGATTCTACAAAATTCATTCTAGCACGTTCATAATCATAGCTTCCAAGATTCTTCATAGTTTCTCTAAAATAACACACGATAGATATTCTTTCCATATCTTCAACAGATTTTCCTTTTTCTGGAATTATTTCAGTATTGCCATGTATTCCATCATGATTATTGATAAGGAGCAAATCTCCAGGACGAATATCTATAGCGATACGATATTCTGGAAGCACTAGATAACCACCTTCCCAAGTTTTTTCTTTTGCTAGAACAGATAGATTAGAAAACCCTTCATGTAAATCACCTGCATCTCTATGAGATGCAGTTCTAAAGTTTTTATTAACAGTCATTGTCGTAAAAACTGTATCTTCACCAATTATAAATTTTTTATCAATGTTAGAAGCATGTTTCTTTTGTTTAGAATATCGTTCAGGAAGGAATTCACCAAAGTATCTATCTAATCTTCTTAAAAAATCATAGCACCCTTCAAATTTTTCGGGATTCCTATCATTATAAGCGCAAGGTCTCCCATAGGGGAATCTAGGATATCTATCCATAAATCCTACGACATTACTTTGAACACCATTCGCATAGGAAGTTTTAGAAACACACTTTTCAAGATATTGTTTTGCTTTTTTAGATGCTTCTACATTTGATAATTGTTTAAGTTTTTGTAACATTTCCGGGAATATATTCTCATAGTCTATTCCTTCTTTAGCAATAACCTCTCTAACCCAAACATACCCACGTTCTTTTTGGCTTTCGTCATAGTCTGGAACAGATTTTGCTATAACGTCAATATCCTTTTCAATACCACCTTTAGCAATCAATTCTAAAACTTCTTTTTGATATTGTGTAACCCAATATCTTCCTAGTCTAGTCGCTCCACGAGGTCCTGCTGCTATTCCTCTATTATCAGCAAATTGACAAGCTGCATCGTAAATAGCGTCATAACATTTTTCTTGTTCTGCTTTAGGAAAAGCATTTTTACGAAACTTGATGATAATGTTTTTTTCTGAACGAACTGCACCTAATTCACCAGATAAGTCATAGACATCGCAATCATAGTTTATGACTTCATCGTAGTGAGATGAATCTAAGAATTTTCCGAGAAGATTCTCACAATTTTTCTTGCTTGTTTTTTCAATAATCTTAATCATTTTAACTCTTTCCTAGTTAGTTTTAACAAATGGGAACATCATAGAACTAAAAAAGTTCTTATAGAAATCAACTGCATTGTTACTAACTGTATTTAGAAAATTTAAATCAGGAGTTTGAAAAAATATTGGTGAGTAAATTATAAACATTCTGTATCCTTAAGTTAATTTTTAATATATATTTTTGCGTGTGCTGGTGTCATGGCTTTATATATACATGCTTTTTCTTTTAAATCCATAGCATCTGCTTTATCAAAGCATTTCCATCTATTTTCGTATGTATATTCTTTACTAATAATTTTTTTTAATTTAGTATCAACAATAACATATGAATCTTTTTTATTATTCATATCTTTAATAATTCCTTTTAACTATAAAACAATAAGTTATTATATAATCTTTTTTCTGCTTTGTCAAAGTATTTTTTATCTAATTCAATACCAATAAAATTTCTATTCAAATTTTTACATGCTTCACCAGTGCTACCAGAACCCATTGTGAAGTCTAAAACTGTATCGCCTTCATTTGTATATGTTTTGATAAAATATTCTAATAACCCTACTGGTTTTTCGGTAGGGTGTAATTTTCCTTTTCTATTCGGGACTGTATTAAATAGAAGAATGTTTCCTGGATTTACAAAAGATGGATCGTAGAATTTCTTAACCTTATTCATTTTAACGTGATTGCTATCTCCACAATAGTGTTCGTATTTGTAACAATCTTTACCCTTTCCTTCTCGTGCAATCATTTGTTTATTAAAGACATAGGGTTTTTTTCTATAGAATATTAGAATATACTCATGATACTTCATTGGAGCATATGATTGGGAAGCCATTCCTGTAGGAACATTCTTCATCCATATCCATTCGTATCTATAGTTAGCTCTATTAGAAACTATTAAATCTGTCATAAATGGCTGTGTTGCAAAAAGAGCAATAGCACCATCTTCACGAACTATTCTATTAAGCGATTCCCAAAGTTTTTCAAAATTTAAAACATTATCCCATTCTAGTGAGGTCACACCAAATGGAGGGTCGCATAGAACAAAATCTACAGAACTATCAGGAATTTCTGGAAATATATTAAAGCAATCATCATTGTAAATTTTCATATTTAAATATTTTATCCTTAATATATTTCCTAATTTTATATTTAAAAGAACTTATTATCACCTTTTCTTTTTCTTCAATATAGTCTTGATAATCACCATACTTTCCTGGATAAATTCCTTGCTTGGATAAATAACTTCCTATTGATTGTGTGGAGTTAACAGAAACATTTCTTAATCTATTAAGCTCTTTTTCTGTTACTGGTAAAAAATAATATTTTAAACCTTTAATTATCATAGAATCTCTCTTAGTTTATCTGAAGAAATAACATCTTCGAGTAAGAATCTACCACAAGGGTCATACATAAAACTTCCTAATGATTGTGCAAGAGATGCTCTTAATAAGTCATTAACAAGACTATCAAAATATGCTCCATCGTTAGAAATCAATGAATTGATTTGATTTACTTGAGAATTAATATCGCCTGTAATTTGTGCTGGAAGAATATCTCCAGCTTTTATTAATGCTAGGATAGTATTGTAATATGATATTAACTCATTATATAGATCTGGGCCAAGAAACAAACTTCCAAATGCAGTAAGAAGTTTTCCGCATGGATTTCCTATTTGATTATTCAACTGTTGTTCTAATGCTAGTGAAGAAACTCCTACAGACATGATGCTTCTAAGATTAGGGACATTAGATGCTGTGCTATCAGTAACACCAGATAATCTATTAGTGTGTAGTGCAAAGTTATTATTAGCAGGGATTAAATTAGTGTTAATATTAGTTTTAAAAGCTGTAAAATCAGTTAAAATAAATCCCGGAGGAGTAGGATCTACAAATGTTTCCCATCTTGTAAATTGTGTTAATATACTTGTCAAACCACCAGTGAATAAATTTATAGATGGAGCAACTGGATTAACAAATGCTTGTTGTGTATTGATTAATCCGTAGATATCCTTAGTTTTTTGGTCAAAAAAGAATTGTCTATCAAATTCATCAGAAGATACGGGATTAGGTATTACCATTTACACTCTCAAATTTCTGTTTAAGTTCTAAATATTTTTGATATTGCTTTTCTTCTTTTTGCTTTTGCTTTTTAATTTTTTGTTCTTCATAAAATTTTAATCTATCAGTTCGCTTCAAATATTCTTCATCTGTTTCTATTCTGTATATAATTTATATCGTGCATAATTATTTCTCTCCATACATTTCGTAATTAATCCGCAAAAACTGTTAAATTGCCTGTTAGTATTGTTGAACCACAATCTATATAATCACCAACTCTACATAGTGATAAATCATTAACAAAAACTGTCGGAGAACCAGTTATAGAAGTTCCGCCATGACAACCTTCGTCTGGTTTGCAATGAACCTCCCAAAAATCTCCTATTCTAACAGCTCCAGAGTTTTCTATAAAAACATCTGTGCTTCCAGAAACAACATTCCTAGGAGGCCATCCATTATGTCCTGAGCATATACTTGTTAAATTAGATACTTGCATAGTTATATTTAATCAACAATTTTTTCAATGTTATAAGACTTTATAAATTCAACTCGTTTATTTTCTGTTTCTATTAATTTAGTGCGAAGTTCTTTTGCTTGTTCTAAAGTCATCAAGCATTTATTTATCCTTTCATTTTTTTCTGTAAAATTATCAGGAAACGAACACATATTAAATTCCCCTTCTTTAGAAAATGTAAAGTATTCACCTATAGAATTATAAGCATTTGAAATAATAGCATATTCCCCGCTATTATACTTTATAATGTCATAAGTTTCTAGTTTTTTAACTATATTATCAGATGGCGATTTAATAAACATTAAAGGAATTAATGAAATTGTTATTAACGATGATATATAAACTTTATTATTTTTTGATAATTTTTTAACTATGGGTAAGATTTTTTTATCTCTAAGTTTCATGTTAATTAACTCTTATAAATTAATATTAATAATGGAATAGTAAAAATAATTAAATATCGTATAAGTATTTCTTTAAAACTGATTTTTCATTTAGCTAGTTTTTTCAATTCTTTTATAGCAACTGTTTTAGAAATTAAATCAGAAATCGCAACTATGAAATGACCTTGAATACTATATACAATCCCAGAAGAGTAATTACTTCCATTATAACAAGCTATTGTATGGTTGTTCTTTACAGCAAAAGTAATTCCATCTGTAGAATATACTCCATTTTTCTTTAACTTTGCTTTATCTCTTATTTTCTGTAAAATTGTTTGTGTAATATTGATTCCCATAGTATATCCTTTCTTTATTATTAAACAAATATTGTTGAAATAAAATTTTGATGCTTTGACATTTAATTAGAACTCAATATATCCTTAAAAGTCCCTGTCGTATAATATTATTCGTTTTTTTCTAAAATTGCTATTGCTTGACATAGATATTTGAACGATTCGCCTTGATAGAATACAGTATCTATAAACGGACCTCCTATACAAACATATCCTTTTTCTAAATGCTGATTGACTATTTCTACAGTCAAATTTCTATCAATACATTTGATTATCGTATAATCTTTCATTTTATTTACCTAATAACACAATATAACATCAATTTAATCACTTGTCAATGATTATTTTTCATTTAAAAGCCATTTGTTAGAAATCACTTTAAACGATTTTGATGGATCTGTCAAACTCTTAAATACAATTCCTTCTCTTTCTGAATTATCAATTTGAGATTTACCTTCCGAGAGTTTAAGCAAGTCATCTAATTTCTCAACTTTATCTGTAGCAATATTTAAAACTGGGATATGGAACAAGCCCACCTGCCTACAAAATTTAATTCTCGCTTCATTATTATAGTATTCTTGTCTGTCAATATCCCAAATGTCATAGACAGCAATTACTGGTTTAGATTTCCCATAAGTTTGACTTTGGATACCTGTCCCAAATAATTCACCTTGTATTGCAATATTGAATTTCCTAAACTTTAGAGCTTCAATTAAGAAACATCTTTCTGCTGCTTCCCATAGCGAATCTTTGCTATATTCATACTTGTTAGTATCTTTAAATTTAGAAAGAACAATATCAATCAACTTTTGAAAGTTATTTAATTTTTTAGGAATACGTTTCTTAATTGTTTCTTTAAGTTCTAGGTTTCGTGAACATACACCAACTTGACCATCTTTATAGAAAACTGTTATAGATTGCCCATGGATTTTTTCTGTAATTTCCCAAGTATCTTGTTTTATATACTCAATAACATTTGGAATATTCTGGACTCTTTCCTGTTCTGTCTTAGGAATAAAAGTTGGGAAATTTCCCTTAGCATTACCTTGTAACTTTTCAAAAGGAGGTTCCCACTTTTGGACCCCAAATAGTTCTGAAACATCATCACCGATTCCAAGAGTAATTTTATCTTTTTTAGGAATAACATCTATAGGAAGTAGAAGACCTTGGGAAATTTGTCCTTTCAATTTAACAGTTTTTAATCGTTGACCTTCTACGCCATTATAAACTTTTGGAACATGTCCTTCTTTTGTTAGAAAGGGTGCTATTGAGTGTGGGATCCAGGAATCAATTTCCGCATAAATTGTCAAATCTCCTACTTGATATTCACCTTTTTTCACGACAACTTTCCAACCATCTACAGTAGCGACTTCAATAAAATCTGCTCCTGGAATTGGTGTCAAATCACTAATTTTTCTTACTGTTGCTAATTTTCTCATTTACTTTTTCCTTATAACTGTTGTCATTATATTTGTTTCTAAATCTACAATCATAATTAAATTATTAATTCTATAAGCTAATGATGTTTCTGGTTCTTCTTTAGACATAATATAAACTCCTAAAATTTATAAAGTGCTTTACCTATCGCTTTATATAATCAATATAACACTAATCATTTTGTTTGTCAAGCATTTTTATTTGATTTTTCTTTCCACATTTTAGTCCATGAATTTTCTTCAAGAATACTTTCATCTAAATCCCAAGCATTATCGTTTTTCATTTGTTCTAATCTTCTAGAAATAGGCATTTCTTTTCTTCTAAGAATACACCATTTTGTAGATCCCCATATTGGATCCTTTACTACCATATCAAATAGATTTCTTATTTCATTATGAGGAAGTTCTTCAGAATCTGCGCAGCTATACCTGAAAGTATCATTACACAACACATATATACGATAAAGATTATCATCTTGTGGAGTAACTGGTTTTAAAAACCCTCCAATCATAATATCTTCCCTTGCTATTAGATAAGCTATCGCCATATCATCATCAAAGTATTCTTTTCCATTGTATTTTAACAATACATCATCTGGAGTTATCGTAACTGTTAATTCATCTTCTGGAATTTCTAAGATATTGGTGATATTCTTTGATAGTTCTGATAAATCCCTATAAAAATCACTATCCATATATCTAATATTTCCTATATCAGGATTTTGACAGAACTTTAGACATTCTTTAAGTTGACGATTATATTTTTCTAAAAGAGTTTTCATTATGGCAACCTAACATATTCAATAATAGTTCTTTCTTGTGATTTACATGGAATAATTTCGTTATCCATATCTGTCCCGCTATAAGAACTATAGCTACCCTCAATCATATACAAATTTTCTTCACTATCATCTTTAAATTTAAAAACAATCTGATATCCATCATAGTCATCAGAATCAAAAGTTCTATCTTGGAATACTATTTCTATAACATTTTTAAAAAATTCTTTATGTTCCCATCCGTCACTATTAAGATATTCAAATAAATTTTCTTTATGTTCACTAATAAATGCTAATTGTTGTTCTTTATCCATTCTTCAAATCCTTTAGTAAATTGTTTATTAAACGTAACATATTCTTCAATATTTGTCAATATAAAATCACTAGCCCACCCTTTCGTTAATCTAGTAACAACATCTTTAAGGGCTCTATTGTAGGCAACTATGATATTGAGAGGTTTATCTACTAGGATATATCTTTCTAATGCTTGCACATAAATTTCTTCTCGAAACATATTTATTTGCTGTTCATAAGATAATTTAAAAAACTTTTCTTTATCTATAAGAATTTCTTGTTCATCTTTCAAACATTTCTGATACATAGGAATTTCTTCATGCGCTACAAATTTATGCAGTAAGTCATGAGGATATCTACGATAAACATATTCATTAAAGAATTCATTGCTCTTCATATTTAATGAAAGTTTCTTAGCACCATGCTTTATTTCCCAATCCTTTCTGAGAATTTCAAGAAGTTCTGGAATCAACTTACACCCTTTGCTTTGAAAAAATCTTATATCATGAATTGTCTTATCCCAGTGAATATTATATATCGCATGTGAAAACTTTAGAGTATATAGAATATCAGGTGATGCACACCAAGATTCAGAGTTTTCTAATATCCATTGAAATCCTTTGATGCTGTCAGGACAATGTTTTTCTACAAAATTAGAATTACCAGAATAATTTCTACAAATGATGTCTAAATCATTCCCAACTTTCCTAAAATCTGTATAGTATATTTTAGCAGGAACCGAACCTATAAAGACATAACTTTGCATCAGAATTATTCCTTATAAATCAATACAGATTTATCACCTAATTTAACAAAACATCTTTTATTTTTATCATATGTAATGGAATCGCTATCAGTTATGTTATATATAATGTTAGAAAATAATTGACACTTTTTTACTTGTGATTTATCTATATCACTATCTGGAAAGACGATAATAATTATTGATACAAAAAGAATTATTAAAAGCGTAATATTTTCTTTAACTCTATAACTCATCCTAATTTACCTTTTTCCATGTATTCTCAATTTTAACGAAACATTGTTCTAATTGAGAACTATACTTAACATTTTCTTCATTTTTAATATTATAGATATACTTTGCTTTTTGTTCACAATTTTCTATATTTTCTAAATTTTTAGAACCGTAATATCCTGCTATAATATATCCAAAAGCAATGATTAAAGCAAATATCCATTCCATAATTAAATCCCACTTTCAATTTTTTTCATATCAATAAAATTTTTGATTTGAAAAGTTCTATTATTAATTTGTTTTAATATTTCTTTAAGACATTCAACTTTTTCTTTTTGTGCAGCTATTTTTTCCTTATGTGTAAGTATTTCACTATCACATTCAAAAAACATATCTTTCTCAGACTTCAATAGTTTCAATTCAAAGAAATTCCCTTCGTAATTTTTATATTCACTATCATCACCGAGTTTATTATAAAATTTCCATCTTGTCAATACAATTTCTTTAAGATTCGTATTTAATTTTTCAAGAAGTAGATTCTCACGAATAAAAATATTGTAGTATTTAGAATGAAGTTGCGGAGTCTTAAGAGTTTCAAGCGCAATGTTTGAAGGATCTATAAAGCAATCAGCATCCCAGAGTTTTAAAATATCTTCAAATTTCATAGAATTTCCGATAGTATTACTTCATAGTCTGTTATTTCAAAAACGGTAGACAAAATTGTTTCGTTTGATGCTCCAGCTTCTAGTTCTGGGTTTGTTATAGAAACTGGGAAACATCCCTTGCAAGTAAATTCTGCGACAGGATTATCATTAGTGCTATACATAATTATAGAAATATCTGTATAGGGATCTTTATCAAAGACACCTCTATATGAAATAATACTTTCCATATAGCTAATTATTTTGAACCAGTCTTGAAGGTCTTCTTGTAGTAAAAAATCTATTGTAAGGCTTCCCAAACTTAACTTATCACCAACAAGAGGAACATCTCTATTTGGTGTTGGTTGCTGCGAAGTCCCCATAGAAATCTCTGGAAGAACAACTCGCTTTGCAAAAAATTTGATTTGTGGGAATTTCGCAATTTCTATAGAAAACTTTGAAGGTTTAAAATTGCGTTGTATATTTTTAAATGTCATGTTTTGTAACTCGTAATTGTTAAGTTATATTTAAGTTTGTGTTTAACTATAACAATCACGAGTTACGACATATGTTTTAACAATTAAGGTGATTGTTAATTTGTTACTAAGACCACCCTAGCAACACTTATAGGATAACATAGTATTTTATAAGTGTAAAGCATAAAAATGCAATAAAATTAAAATAAATTATGGGTTTGCTCCTAACCCCTTGATTTACCTACATTTCTAAGTAACTTTTTATCCATTTTACAAATTATAAATTTCACTAAGCTACCCCTATAAGGGTCAGAAAATTTCGGTGCTGTAACCTATTGATTTATAAGGTTTAAAAAGTGACTTTTAAAGAGTTTTTATCTATAATACGCAAGAAATTAAAACTAAATAATCTTATGAGCGACATCACCATAATAAAGACAAATAATTCATTTTTAAAAATTCAATGTGAAGTTGGGATTAAAAATGAAATTTCAGAACACTATAAATTCTGGGTAGAAAGTGCTAGATTTCAAAAGTCATTTAAGGAAAAGATTTGGGATGGGTTTATCAGACTCTATCACAAACCAACTTCGACACTACCTTATGGACTACTTAAAGATTTTCTTGGATGGTGTAAAAATAATAATTATTCTGTTGCGCTATCAGGGTTTGAAAAATCAATTCTAGTAGAAACTTCAGAAATAGATTCGTTTATAAAGCAACTCAATTTACATTCTGATAATAAAAAAATAGAACCCTATGATTTTCAGAACATAGGAATACATCATGCACTACAAAAGAAACGAGCAGTTTTAAAATCTCCTACAGGTAGTGGGAAATCCCTTATGATTTACTGTATAGCACAGTTTATAAAATCAAAGGGAGGAAAAGTTCTTATAGTTGTTCCTACAGTAAATCTTGTAAATCAAATCCATTCCGATTTTAAAGATTATTCTTCAGAAAATTATGATATAGATATAGATAAAACATGTCATAAGATTATGGCAGGAGTTTCTAAAGAAGTTGATGATTATGATATTGTCATCTCGACTTGGCAAAGCCTAATTCGACTCTCAGAAGAGTGGTTCAAAAAATTTGATTGTTTAATAATTGACGAATGTCATACTGCGAAAGCTGGTGAAATTTCTAAGATAGTTGAGAAATGCACCGAAGCATCTTATAAAATTGGAACTAGTGGGACTGCGGGTTCTGGTAAAATTGACAAGATGCAATTAAAAGCACTTTTTGGAGATGAGATAGAACTTACTACAACTAGAAAACAAATGGATATAGGAAACTCTGCAAGTCTTCAAATAAAAGTTTTGCATTTGCTTGAAAAATCTGAAAGTGTTAGAAAGACTATTTGTAATGCTACATATCAACAAGAAAAAGATTACATCAAAAGTTTAGAAAAACGAAAATCACTTATATGCAAGTTAGCACTTAAACAAACCGATACTTGTTTAGTTCTTTTTGATGGTATAGAATATGGGAAAGAACTCTATAATGCTATAAAGAAAATTAGTGACAAACCAATTTTCTATATAGATGGGAGTATTTTTGGAATTGAAAGGGAAAGAATTAGAAAGTTCGCTAATGATAATAAATGTATTCTAGTTTGTTCGTATCAGACATTTTCTACTGGAATAAATATTAAGAATTTGAATATCCTTATTTTTGCAACACCAGTAAAATCAGAAATAAGAACTCTACAATCTATTGGAAGAATAATTCGACTAGGGAATTCTCAATATGTTTATTGCTATGATTTAGTAGATGATTACTCATATAAGAAATCTCAAAACTATTCATTAAAACATTTTTTAGAAAATAGATTAGAATATTACAATAGAGAGAAATTGGATTACTCTGTAGTTAAAATAGAGTATTAAAGAACATAAATAAAATGTGGATTCCCTAAGTATTTAGCGACTTCGCTTATTAGAATAATTAATTTATAAAGTGATGTTTTTACGTTAGTAAAAACATTCAAAAATCAACTTGTTTGATTTTTGATGATTAAAGTATTTTATAACACTTTAAAGATATTTTAAGTAATTTAATGTTTTTATATACTTTACTTTAATATTATTTTTAAGTATAATTATTTTAAGATTTATTTTTATAAAGATTAATTTTAAATACTTTTAAAAGGACTTTAAAAATATTATACACATTTCTAAAAATCGTGTCAAGTTAAAAATTTGTAATGTTTTATCCATTGCAATAGATTTTTCTTTATAATAATATAGCATTTCAACTAAATTTCAAGGTATAATATGGGAATGAATTTTTTAAGACGTAGTTCTAATTCTATAGAAAGTCATTTTTATGTAGAAAAGTCACATCAAAAATACACTATTCTGTATTCTAAAGAATATGATTATTTGGTGATGACAATAATTTACTATCACATAGAAACTCCATTTAATGGGTTAAAAATTATTGTGTTTGAAAATACTACTAATATAGAATTAAAAAATAAAACTGAAATTGACCCACATTTCTTAGAAACTAGTAACGTCATTGCTAGATTTAAAGGTAATGTTTCTGGATATATAAATGCTACAAATTTTTGTCAAATGTCTACAGGTAAAGAAATTTCTAAAATTAGTGTTAGTGAAGCATTAGAATTTAGACGTTTAGAAAATAAATGTAAATGTATGAAATCATATTTAAATCATGACACAGATACAAATTTTAGGAACGAATTAAAAGCTAAATACGAATATTAATTCTTTGTAATAATTTAAAATAGTTGTTGTATCTTATTTTTAAATATGTTATATTATATTGTAAAGATATTTTTCATCTAATTAAGACCTCTTATACATATTTATGAGTAATGTAGGTAATCAATCCCACAATATATCTTTACAATTTCTTATTTTTCGTTATATTAATTTACAAGGTAAAACGAAACATGACAGTCACAAAAAGAATTAAAAAAAATCACATTGATGGTAAAAAACTTACAGAAGAACTTGCGTTATATGCACAAGAATTTAAAAAAGCTAATCCTAAAAAAATCAGGCCATATACAAGAATTAAAGCTAGTAATTATTTAGGAGGTGCTATTGTTACACTAGCAACACAATTAGCAAAACGTCCTAACTTTTCAGGATATTCTTGGAGAGAAGAAATGATTTCTGATGCTGTAGAATGTGCTCTAATGTATATGCACAATTTCGACCCTGATAGATCAAACGCACATGCTTATCTTACTCAGCTTTGTTTTAATGCTTTTATCTTGAGAATTAAAAAAGAAAAGAAACAATCAGCAATTAGAAATAATCTCATTCAAAATTTTTGTGTAAGTGAATTATTTGAACTTCAAGATAATGACGATAGAGTCTATGTTAATGAGTTTTTAGAAAACTTTTCTTCGATGTCAAATAAAGAAGAACCTGCATATTTAACTAAAAAAACAATTCGTATAAAGAAAAAATCAGATACTGATATTAATCCTAATGTTAATAGGTTGTTTTGATGCGTATAGCGATATTGAATGATTCTCATTTTGGTTCTCGAAACGATTCACCCTTTATTCTTCACATTCAAGAAGAATTCTTTTCAAAAGTATTTTTCCCATATCTTATAGAAAATAATATTACACAAGTTCTACATTTAGGTGATTTGTTTGATAGAAGAAAATTTATAAACTTTCATTCACTATATTTTTTCAAAAAAACTTTTTTGAACCCACTTATAAATATGGGAGTTAAGCTAGATATTATATTAGGCAATCACGATACATATTTAAAGAACACAAATGAAATTAATTCTCCCGAACTTCTACTTTCTAAGTATAATAACATTCAAGTTTTCAAGTGTCCTAGCGAACAACACTATGGTGATGATAAGTTCTTATTCCTACCTTGGATTTGTGCAGACAATTACGAAGATTCTATAAGAATAAGAGATGAATCTAATGCTAAGATATGCTTTGGACATTTCGACTTTGTAGGATTTGATATGATGAAAGGAGTTAAATCAGAAGGTGGCTTTAATTCTAATGATTTTTTAAAGTTTGATAAGGTAATTTCCGGTCACTATCATACTCGTTCTAACAATAAACATATCTACTATTGTGGAACTCAATATGAAATGTGTTGGAGTGACTACGCAGATAAGAAAGGATTCCATGTTTTTGATACAGAAACACACGAACTAGAATTTATTGAAAATTCACAAGCCTACTTTCATAAAATTTTTTATAACGACGAAAAAAATAATTACAGTAATTTTGACTTTACAAAGTATGAAAATTGCTTTATAAAAATATTTACAGAAAAGAAAACTGATATATTTTCCTACGAAAAGTTTTGTGAAGGGATCAAAAATATTAAAACTTTTGACTTGAAAATTATTGACGAAAGTGTTACAGTTGATAATGATATACTATCTGAAGAAACTTTTGACAGTGAGGATACATTAACAATTATTAACAATTATACAAATAGTGTTGAAGATAGATATAAGAAAGATGTTAAGAATTTGTTTAGTCAATTATATGTGGAAGTAAATTAAGAATGATTATTTTTAAATCTATAAAGATGCAAAATTTCTTTTCTGTAGGCAACAATCCTATAGAAATATTTCTAGATAAATCTAAGAATACTCTCATTACAGGTGCAAATGGATTTGGAAAAAGTGCGCTTCTAACAGATTCCATTATTTTTGCACTATATGGTAAACCCTATAGAAAAATAAATCTCCCACAAATTGTCAACTCAATCAACAAAAAAGGATGTCTTGTAGAAATATCTTTTAATAAAGCTAATGATAGTTACAAAGTAATCCGTGGAATTGCTCCTAAGATTTTTGAAATTTATAAAAATGGTGTAATGTTAAATCAGGATTCCGCTAACAGGGATTATCAACAGTATTTAGAAACACATATTTTAGGAATGAATTATAGATCGTTCTGTCAAATCGTTATTCTATCATCTTCAAACTATACACCATTCATGCAACTATCACTTGCAGAAAGAAGAAACATCATTGAGGATCTACTAGATATCGGTGTGTTTTCTAAAATGAATTCAGTCCTTAAAGAAAAATATAATACACTTAAAGAAACAAAAGTTGCGCTTGAAAATACAGAAACTATCCTTAAAGAAAAAATATCATTGAAGAAAGGAATGATTGAATTTCTATCTAAAAAGCAAGATGAACGCATTGAAGAAATCCAAACAAATATTGACAATTTCAACAGTCAAATAGAATCTATCAAGAGTTCTATAATTGAAAAAGAAAGTGAAATATCTACTATTAGAAATAGTATTTTAAACCTTAAACATGACGAAATCAAATCTACTAGGGATTCTATTACTAAAAAATTAAATACTCTACAAAGCACAATACATTCTGAAAAAAAGAATTTAAATTTCTTTTCAGTAAATGAAGTATGTCCTACTTGCACACAATCAATTAGTGAAGAATTCCGAAATGAAAAGATTAATTATTGTAAAGAAACAATTACAACGCATGAAGAAACTATAGATAAAATTATCACAGCACAACAAACTCTTGATAGCAAACTTTCTATAATTTCAAACTTACAGACAGATATTTCTGTAATTCAAAAGTCTATTGATTATGATATGATAAAGATATCTACTCTTCAAGAAAATATCCAAAAGTGTCTATATGATAAGAATAAAGATACTGATATAGATACAGAAAAATTGCATCAAGAACTTGAAGAATTAAAGAATGAGTATAAAGAAAATATTATTGAGTATAAGAAAATCCTTAAAGAAAAAAAAGTGCATGAAATATCACTTGAACTCCTTAAAGATTCTGGAATTAAAACGAAAATTATTGAAAAATATATCCCAGTGATTAATAAGACAATCAAGCAATATCTATCGCTAATGGGATTCTATATAACGTATGAATTGAATTTAGAATTTGAAGAAAAAATTAGAAGTATGCACCAAGATAGATTTTCATATTCATCTTTTAGTGAGGGTGAAAAGTCTAGAATAGATCTTGCGTTGCTCTTTACTTGGAGAGAAGTTGCTAAGTTGCGCAATAGTGCAGCTTGTAATCTTCTCATATTAGATGAAGTCTTCGATGGCTCGTTAGATGAGAATGCTAGAGAAAGTCTTCTTAACATTCTTGAAAGTTTGACAACTACGAATGTTTTTGTTATAACGCATATGGGGGATTTCCTTTTTGATAAGATGCACTCCCATTTACAGTTAGAAAAAATTAGTAATTTTACGAGGATTTCATAAATGTTTTTTGAAAATATACCAGATCCATCTATATCCAAATTTGTAATTTGGGTTGGAGGAAAAAGAAATCATCTACATCACATTACAAAGTATTTTCCTAAAGAATACGAACACTATTATGAACCTTTTGTCGGTGGTGGTTCTGTATTCATTCACAACTACAAGAAAAAACTTTCTAACAAGAATATTTTTTGGAATATATCTGATTATAATAGCGAACTGATTAACTGCTATATTGATGTTAGAGACAACCTTGAAGAAATTTTAAAATTTTACACTTCATATAATAATGAAGAAAAAGAATACTATGAGCGAAGATCGCAATATAATTCTTTAATTGAACCTTCTATAGAAAAATCAGCATTGTTTATGTATCTTATGTATTCTACAATAAAGGGGAAATATAGGACAAATAGCAAAGGTCATTTTAATTCATCTTTTGGATTTAAAGATAATGCTTATATGATTTCTAAAGAACGTATAATGTTTCTTTCTATTATTCTTCAACGAGTTTCTGTTAAGAATTGTTCTTATGAAGATATTATTCCTAGTGAAAATTCATTTGTATTTATGGATCCTCCGTATCATAATACAATGAATAATTATAATCATAATAATGCAGATAGTGATATTTTTCACTTGCAACTTAAAAAATATTGTGATAATATTAGTAAAGTTAAAAATGTAAAGTTTTGTATGACAAATTCAGCAACAGATTTTAATAAAGAACTCTATAAGGATTATAATGTTTTCTATTATGAAACTCATAATAAAATGAGTAATGCTGCAGGATGTTACAATAAAGAAATGTTAATAAGGAATTTTTAGATGACAGAAATTAATATACTAGGTGTTAAAATAGGAAATTTTAAAGAATGGGATGAATGTGACGATTGGTCGCTACAATTTTATAACCCAACAAATCTTATAGATATCTACACTACAGAAATTCCAGAAAATATAGAAACTTTGTTTTTAAATTATCTTTCTAGTAATGTTACTGCATATTTGAAAGATAATATTTCTGTAGATTTAGAAATTGACTTTGAAAAATTAGCAAAGCATAAACACAATATTGACTATGCGGAATAAAAATGGTATCTGTCTACTATAATGAATGGAATAAGGATGCAGCCAAGTGGTTAGGAAATGCTATGAACGCTGGATATATTCCTAAAGGTGATATAGATACAAGAAGCATTACTGAAATAGATTATAAAGAATTGCTAGAATACGATCAATGTCATTTTTTCGCAGGAATTGGAGGTTGGACTTTAGCACTTCAATATGCTAATTGGGATAATTCTAAGAAAGTTTGGACAGGAAGCTGCCCATGTCAACCGTTTTCTACAGCAGGAAGTCAAAGAGGAAATGCAGATGAAAGACATTTATGGCCCATTTGGAAACAACTTATCCAAGAGTGCAAACCTCCAGTTGTCTTTGGAGAGCAAGTTGCGTCAGCGATTGCCTTCGGGTGGTTGGATGAAGTTTGTAATGATTTGGAAAATATGTCATACGCAACAGCGTCGGCGATACTTCCAGCTTGCGGTGTCGAATCCCCGCATCGCAGGAATAGATTATTCTTTGTGGGCGACTCCAAATACAAAGGACAGTATGTTCGTAAGGACAAAGGAACAGTTAAAGAAAAGGTTTGGGAAACAGAAATGTTCCAGCAACCTTCGGGAGATGGTTCACTTTCACCTTTGGAACACTTCAAACAAGTTGAATATATACGATGCCCAGATGGAAAACGCAGAGGGATTAAACCTCGAGTTCCTTTGTTGGTTAATGGGATACCCCAACGGATACGAGAAATTGTGTGTTCTGGATTTGGAAACGCAATAGTCCCGCAAGTTGCAGCAGAATTTATTATATCATATATAGAAACTATAAAAGATAAGGAATTTAAAAATGAATAAAGTAATACTTTTTGGAGGTCCTAGCCGTTCTGGAAAAGATACAAGCGCACAATTTATTATTGATGCTTATGGGAAACATAAAGTCAAACATTACAAATTTGCAGAACCTCTTAAAAATGCGGTTCATGCACTTTATGGATTAAATGTCCCTATGGATCACTTTGAAAGGACTAAAGATTATCCTAACGAAATTATGAATGGGTTAACACCAAGAAAAGAATATATGAAATTTTCTGAAAATATTATTAAACCTACTTACGGGAAAGATTTCTGGGGAAGAATTGCTGCTAGAAAAATTGCAGAATATCTACAAGACTACATGACTGTTGTATCTGATTTTGGGTTTCGTGAAGAATTAGTTCCTCTATCCGCAACTATTGGGTCAGAAAACATTGTTGTTGTAAATCTTTATAGAGATGGATGTGATTATTCTAATGATAGCAGAAATTATGTAAATTGTGATGGGTTAGTTTCTAAAGTGATTAATATTACAGCAAATAATAAACAAGAGTTGTTTTTATGCTTGCAAAGTGAATTAAACATTGATATAGTAAATCCACTACCACTATTTACTATATAAGGAATATATGATGTCATATGAAGAAAAAATTGAAATAGGAAATCATACTCTTTATCTGGGTGATTGTTACAATATTATAAAAGATTTGACTAATATAGATGCAGTTGTTACAGATCCTCCTTACGGAATGAAATTAAATACTGATTTTTCGGGAATGAAAAACAATTCAAATTTTAAAAATGGAAAATCTAATGGTGCTTGGGTTCCTACAGGAAACACTTATGAACCAGTTATCGGGGATGATAAAGAATTTGATCCTACAATTTTCTTGCTTGGTAAGCAACAAGTATTTTTCGGATGCGATTATTTTTATGACAAATTACCTAAAGGTGGTTCTGTTTCTATATGGGATAAACGACTATCAGAAAGTAGTGACAAAGCATTTGGGAGTTGTTACGAAACAATATGGTTTTCTAAAAAGAGAAAAAAAGATTTTATACGTCACAAGTGGTTTGGTTGCTTTGGGACTGAGAAGGAAGATATTAAAAAAAGAATACACCCTACACAAAAACCTATTGGAGTTATGGAATGGTGTATATCTAAATTAGATAAAAATGTAGAAACTATTTTAGATCCATTTATGGGAGTAGGGAGTTGTGGTATTGCTGCAATAAATTTAGGGAAAAAATTTATTGGAATCGAAATTGATAAAAAATACTTTGATTTATCAGTTGACAGAATAAAAAAAGCACATTATAATAATATTTCAAAATTATTTTAAAGGATTACTATGCAACAAGTTATTGATACAATTAAGAAACTAGCATCAACTAGTTCTTCAAATGAGAAAAAAGAAATTCTTAGGAAAAACATTAATTCTGATATTCAAGAAATATTTCACACCACATATTCAAGAAATGTTTATAACGTAAAGAAATTAAAGAACCCTATTAAGAAATTTGCTAGTGAAAGCAGTTTGCAGGAATTTAAAATACTTCGTGATAGACTAAAGAATAGAATATATACAGGTGATGCTGCACAAGATGCTATTCATACTTTCTGTGCAAACTATTCTACTCAAGAATGTTGGGAAACAGTTTTCTTCCCAGCTCTTAAAAAAGATTTAAGATGTGGAGTAACTTCTACAATCTATAATCACATTGCAGGTGAGTTAGGATATAAACAAATTGTTCTATTTTCACCAATGGGTGCAGTTTCTACAAATCGAGAAGATAAGTATCTTGGTGAAAAAATATGGCAGCCTAAGTATGACGGAGTTCGAGCAAATGTTTTCTTATATCCTAAAACAGGTAGAGTTGAAATTCGTTCAAGAAATGATAAACCATATCTTAACTTTAAAAAAATTGAAGAAAGTTTCTTAAAGAATAAAGAACATTTTTTATTATATGATGTTGTCATGTTTGATGGAGAAATTATTTCTGATGATTTCCAAACTCTTTCTACACAACTCCAACGTAAAGATAATGCACAATGTGACGATGCTATCTTTATGATGTTTGATGTTATTTTTGACGAAATAACAGATACTGTTTTAGAAAATCGTTTAGAAAATATCAAACATGTTTTAGAAAATTATATTGTTGAAGATAACATTAAGCAAACAGAAAGTTTTTATGTCAATAATTATACACGAAATCAATTTCTAAAAATTATGGAACAACAGTGTGCTAAGGGTATGGAAGGTATCGTTGTTAAAGATAGATATTCTGAATATCTTTATGAAAAGAATATAGCTTGGATCAAAATGAAAAGTAATGAGACAGCAGATCTTAAAATCATTGATATTGTTGAAGGAACTGGAAAATATGTTGGGATGTGTGGTGCAATAGTTTGCGAAGGAATACATGAAGATACTTTCATAAGTGTTTCTGTAGGTTCAGGTTTATCTGATGATGATAGAAAGGAATTTTGGAATAATCGTGAAAAATATATTGCAAAAATTGTAGAAATCAAGTATGATAGCATTACAAAAAGTAAGGGATCTGAAAGTTATTCATTACGCTTCCCAAGATATATAAAAACAAGACCAGATAAGGATTAATAATGTTTAACAAAATAAAAAATTTTCAATACTATACAGAAATATTTTGGATAGTATATGCACTTTTATATATTCCAGTATTATTAACGAATTTACTAACAGGTGAATATCTTAAAGTATATACATCAATATCGTTTATAATTGCTGGATATATGTTAGCTATTGATAAAGAAAAACTTATTAACACCACTAAAAAATTATTTATAAGATAGGAATATAAAATGAGTAATGTCGCTAAAGAACAACTAGTAAGCTATATAGATAGGATTGAAAAGTTACAAGAAGAAAAATCAGCACTTTCTGGTATGATTAAGGATGTCTTTACAGAAGCAAAATCTACAGGCTTTGATGTAAAGGGAATTAAAGAAATTCTAAAATTAAGAAAACTTGATAGTCAAACTAGGGAAGAACAAGAGTATATTGTAGATGTCTATAAGAAAACTTTAGGAATGGCTTTTGAAGAAACAGAATAGATTATAACATTAAATTTTAAGGAGAATAAAATGAGTATTAATAAAGTAACGAAATATATAGCACTAGGGAGTCTAGGAGTTAGTATAGTCATTGCGGCAGTTGCTGCGGGACAAATTTTTGAACAATTAGAAGCTGGGACATATCATGTAAAACAGGATTATATTTCTGGTAATCTATCAGTTATTAACGATCCTGGAGTTTATCTACAAATGTTTGCTAAAATCCACGAGTATCCAGTTGCAGATACATATGATTTTAGCACTCCAGAAAATGCAATTACTGTAAGATTTAATGATGCTTCTGTCGCTAAAATTCATGGTCAAATTAAATATACACTTCCATCTCATCCAGATGCACAACTTCAATTACATCAACAAACAAGAAGTTATGAAGCTGTTAAGAAATCTCTTATTCGGCAAGTTGTAGATGCTTCACTAAGACAATCTGCAACACACTTTGGTGCAGAAGATGTATATTCAATTCGTAGAGGTGATTTTATTGATTTGACAAGAGACCAGATTAAAGATGGTATATACGCAACTACATTTAGCGAATTTAAAGAAAATGATGTAGATGGTAATAGTAGAATTGTTCGTCAAGTTTCTATTAAAGATGACGAAGCAGGAAATCCAATTATTACTGAACCATCTGTTTTCAAAACATATCAAATGGGTATTATTCAGTTGACTATTCAAGATATTGATTTTGACGAAAGAACAGATGAATTGATTGCTAAACGTAAAGAAGCAGAGCAACAAGAAATTGTTGCAAAGGCAGATGCAAAGCGAGCAAAACAAGATGCAATCAAAGCTAGGGAAGAAGGTAAAGCAAAAATCGCAACTGTAGAAGCTGCAGCTCTTGCAGAAAAAGCAACAGCTGTAATCAATGCAGAACGTGAAAAAGAAGTTGCAGAACAAGAAGCAATGAAAGCACTTGAAGATGAGAAAAAAATCAAAGCTATTGGTAGAGCAGAATCAGAAGCTGCTCGTATGAAGGTTGCTGCGGGATTATCTCCATTAGAAAAAGCACAAATAGATAAAGAAACTGCTATTGGTGTTGCTGCAGAACTTGCTAAGATTAAACTTCCACAAACAATGGTTCTTGGTGGGAATGGACAACAGTCACCTCTAAATCCATTTGATGCAGTAGGGTTGCAATCATTCATGAATATCACAAAAGATATTTCTAAAAGGGTCGAATAATATGTCTGATTTAAAATATCTTAATAAAGAAGAATTAGAAAAGCAAAAATCATATTGTCAAAACAGGATACGAAATCTAAATTGTGAAATAGCTGGGTTAAGCGAAAAAATAAAATGGATTAACAATTATATTGAAAAATTGACTCCTAAACAAATGTCACTTTCTGAAATTGAAGAAAAGCTAGGACATAAAGTAGTTGTTACTGATTTTGCTAGGTTGTGCAATATAGATGGTTCTCAAAGTGACTTATATATGAATCTAACAGAAATAAAGAATAGAGGAAACAATTTATGTTAGGAATAAAAATATTTCTATTTGTTACTTTTTTGCTTGCAATTTATTTTGTATGTGTTAAAGTAATACTTCCACTATTTTTAAAAGCATGGATTGCTAATGTTTATAATTTTTTCAAGCACGACAAAACTATTAAAGAAGTTAATGAAGACCTTATAAACAAACGAAAATAGGAATTATTAAGATGCCCACCACTCCAAAATTTTGTATATTCGATTTCGAAACTCTTTCTACAAAGCAAACTGCTATTGTCCTTTCATTAGGAATGATAGTAATTGATTCTTCTCAAGAATATACTTTTGAAGAACTTGAAGCAGAAGGGTTCTATGTAAAATTTGACGTTAAAGAACAAAGCGAAAAGTTTAATCGTCATGTTTCAAAAGACACTTTGGAGTGGTGGAAAGGTCAAGGTGATGCTGCAAGAACAGTCCTTAAACCATCTGTTGATGATGTTTCTATTAGAGAACTTCCTGGAATGATAAATGAATATTTATCAATTCACAAGTTTGATACAAAAAATAATCATGCTTATTGCAGAGGTCACTTTGATTTCCCTATTCTACAAGATATCTATGAAAATTTGAAAACACCTTGTCCTATCCCATTTTGGATGTCAAGAGATTTAAGAACTTACATAGACACTTCATCGGGTTCTAAACACGGAAAAGTTAAAGGTTTCCGCCCAAACTCTAAGACAATCCTTCATAATGCTCTTCATGATTGTGTTAATGAATATTTCCAAATTGTTAAATTACATCAAGACCTTGACAATGAAATATAAATTGAGTTTAATGTATATTATACGAAGTTAATCATTAAAATTTATCAATAAAGGATTATTAAGTATGAAACTAAGTAAAAACGACATTGAGTTGTTAAAAAATGTTGCTGGAATTACAGAACAAGCTAAATTTAAAAAAGGAAAGCAACAACGATTTGGAAACTCGTCAATAGTTACACAAATTGAATTAGAAAATGATTTCCCAGTCGATTTTGCTATTTGTGATAGACTAACAAATTTTTTAAGTATGGTAACTCTAGTAGAAAATGCAGAATTAGAATTCAAGAGTAGTGAAGAAGATGAAGATATTCGTTTTGTGACTATCAAAAATAGTAATGCTAAAAATAGAATTCGTTTCTTTGGATCCCCTACAGAATTAATTCAAGATATCCCACAAATCAATTTTAAAAATTCTGATAACATCCAAGAAATTGAACTTTCAAAATCCGTTATAGATAATATTATTACAGTAGCAAAAACAATCGGCTCTGAAAATATTGTCTTTATTAATAAAGATAAAACATTGATGTTAAAGGCTTGCACAGTTGAAGATGAAAATTACAAACATTTTTTCGAAGTTGAAGTAGGTGATTGTGATTTACAAGATTTCCAAATTGTTCTTGACAAAAATAAAATGAAGTTTTTATCATCGTCATATATTCTTAAAACAGACTTTACGAGCAAGTTTGTTAAATTTGAGAGTAGTGATTATAAGGTAGAATATACTATCGCAGTTAATGACGAATATACTAAATTTTAATTTATATGAGGAATTGTTATGAATTTGTTATCAGCTCCATGGAGCGAAAAATACAGACCTAAAACTATTGACGAATGTATTCTACCAGAATCTATAAAGCAACAGTTTAAAATTTTAGTAACAAACGAAAGTATTCCTCATTTACTTCTATCGGGTAGTGCGGGGTGTGGTAAAACCACCCTTGCACGAGCTCTATGTAGTGAGTTGGGATATGACGTAAAATTGATAAACGCTTCTAAAGATAATGGGATTGATACTCTTAGAAATGAAATTGTAGATTATTGTAGTTCTTATTCTATATCAGGAAATAAAAAAGTTTTGATATTAGATGAAGCGGATAATCTTACAGAACAAGCACAAAAAGCACTTCGTGCGACAATGGAACAATATTCTGCAAGAGTTCTATTTATTCTTACATGCAACTATAAGAGTAAATTAATAGAAGCAATCCATTCTCGTTGTGCAAATACTGATTTTGGATTTAACCTATCAGAAAAAGAAAAGAAAAGTTTGATGCTTGCACTTACTAAACGAGTTGCTAATATTCTTCGTTTAGAAAATGTTGAATTTGATGCTAAAGCCGTTTTTGCATATATTGAAAAGAAATATCCAGACAATAGAAGAATTTTAAATGAACTTCAAAGTTTTTCTTACAATGGTGCAATCACAGCAGATATTCTTTCTAACTCAAAGGATATTTCTATAGATGAGTTAAAGTCACTCATTACAAATAAAGAAATATCCAAAACTATGGAATGGGTTGCGAATAATTCTAATAATGATTTTTCGGATTTTTATCCAACAGTTTATAAAAATATTAAAAGTATTATTCCTGATAAATCTATCCCTAATGTCATATTAACACTTGCAGATTATCAAAAACATCATCATAATGTTATAGATAAAAATTTACATATCGTTGCTTGTTTAATTGAGATTATGGGATGTCTATAGTATGGTGGAATTATTTGACTGGTTGAATGATATTTCCAACAACAAAAAAAATCTAATGTGTAATGATACAGTTAAGTCTTATAATTCGTATCTAATTTCTATGATGATGGGAAGATATCCTGATTGTGTCCTCTTAGTAAATGAGTTGAATAAAAGTTGGAATGTTTCTTCAGAAATGCACCATGATTTTTTGTTCTATTCGATACCTAAGAAAAAACGATTCGCTAAGGGAATCAAAGTAGAAAAGATAGAAGCAATAGATTATATTTGTAGATTCTATCAATGCAGCAAAGTTGTTGCGCAAGAATATTGTAAGTTAATGAAAGATGAAGATTTAATCAAAATTATTAAATTATATAAAGAGAGAAAATAAATTATGGTAGGATTAAAAATATTATCACCAAGCGGAAATAGTAAATTTACAGAAGATGAGTTTCTAGTATTAAAAGAAACGATTGAGAGAATAGGGTGTATCAGTAAGAAACAACCTAATATTGTTAATGTGATTGGTGGAGTTCTTGTAAAAAACTCTGAATATAGAATCCTTCATTTTAAAGAAGGGTTTATTAATGAAGGTAAAGAATCTACCTTTAATGAAAAAGATTTACTTCAAAGAAATTATGTAGCAATTCTTTTAGAACAATGGGGACTTTGTAAAATAGATCAAGAAGGAGAAATAGATTATTCTAATCATGGTGTTACTATTTTAAAACATTCAGAAAAAGATAAATATATTTTTAAAAAATGGTATAAGTTTGGGAGCAATTAATATGATTGAATTGGGAATTAAAAAATTAAACGAATCTGTAAATGTTCCTTCTTTTTCTACAAGGTATTCTGCTTGTTTTGATTTAGAAGCTAATTTTCACACAGATACAATTAATATTATAGATGAAGACGAATCTAAAGGAATTATACCTGTCTTATGTGGTAGTAAAATTGTTATCCCGCCTAAGAAAACTGCTATGATTCCTACTGGGATTATTTTTATTATTCCTACTGATATGTGCATGAAAATTTATTCTAGGTCATCACTAGCATGGAAAAAAAATCTTGTTGTTGCTAATGGAGTCGGTGTAATAGATTCTGATTATCAACAAGAAACTTTTGTTTTATTAAAAAATCACAGTAAAGTTAATCAAATCATTAATACACATGATAGAATTGCACAAGCGGAATTGATTAAAATTGCAGATAAATCTATTATTAATTTTTATGTAAGTGAGGAATTACCAGTTCTTGATAGCGATAGAAATGGTGGGTTTGGGAGCACTGGGAAATGAGATTTACCTTGTTATTAGATATATTAACAACTATAGTATTTTTGAAGTTGCTTGCATATTTCAAATTAGCAACTTTTCATAATGAATTATCTATAATGAATTGGTGAGTAAAATGGGAAAAAACTTTTCTGCGAATCAAAAAACTGAAAATAGAAATAAAGATGATTTTTATCAAACTCCATATTCTATAACACAGCAATTATTAGACAATGTTTATTTTTCTAAAGAGGGTTCTATTTTGGAACCCTCTTGTGGAAATGGTGCTATAGTAAAGGTTCTTAACGAAAATGGATATTTTGATATTACACCTATAGATTTAAATATAGGTATTAATTTTCTTGAATATAAAGAAACACATGATTATATTATAGCTAATCCTCCATTCAAACTAGCGTTGCAATTTATTCTACATTCTAAAAATATTTGCAATAAAAAAATCGCAATGTTACTTCCTCTTTCTTATCTTCATGGTGAAGAAAGATTTTCTAAATTGTATTCTGATAAACAATTTCCTCTAAAAGAAATTCATATTTTTACAAGGTATCCGATGCTTTCAGAAAAAATTAGGGAAGATGGGAAATATGCAACAGGAATGATGGTTTATGCTTGGTATATTTGGGAAAAATCATATAGTGCAGAACCTCCAGTCATAAAGTGGATTTCTAATCAAAAGTATATTTTAAATAAAAATGATAAAGTATAGTCACCTTTATAAAACTCTCAAAAAGTCACTTTTTTATCATTCTAAATCAATAGGTTACAGCACCGAAATTTTCTGACCCTTATAGGGGTAGCTTAGTGAATTTCTACATTTATAAAATGGATAAAAAGTTATTTAGAAATGTAGGTAAATCAAGGGATTAGTAAGTTTGTTTTAATTTTATTGTATTTTATACTTTACAAGTATAATCAAAAATGTTATATTAATTCTATAAGCGGTGATAATCATCACTTATAAAAGGAGTTTATATGAATATTCAAAAAATTAATGAGTTTGAAAAATATGAAGGTTATAGTTACGAAGTTTCTTTTAAACGAACTTTTATCAATGGTAATCTAAAATATATTTCAATGAATGATACTTTAATATTCCCTACTCTTAGTTCTGCTATAAAATGGGTAGATGATACAGTAAAAAATAAAACATTAAATTATAAAATTTCAGAAATTAATATTAAAACTATTGAGGATTAAATTATGCTAGTTGAAAAGATGAAGATTTCTAATGTAAATTATGGTGATAGAAAAATATCGGCTGTAACATTTACAGATAAAGATAGTTGTGAAACATTTTTATTCACTAATCTAAACTATACAATTTATAAAATTGAAAATTGGTATAGTTTAGGACAAGAAATATACTATTGTGTAGATAAAAAACATATTGGAGAAGATTGTAATTTTATGAACATGAATTTTTAGTATGTCTGAAAAGTATCATATATCAATGCTAGGACAGTATCTTGAGAAATTCAAGAAAAAGTCAGAAAATTCTTGGACCTTTCGGTGTCCTTCTTGCGGGGATTCTCAAAAGAATAAGAATAAGACTAGAGGATATATTTTTCATGATTCTAAAAATGATGGGTATGTTGTTAAGTGTCATAATTGTGGATACTTTTCAGACCTGAAAAATTTTATAAGGGAATTTACAGATAACAGTTTTTATAGAAACTACATTTCCGATAGATACAGAGCAAAAAGTTCTAGTTCGTATCTTATTAAAGATACTCCAATAGTTAAAGAAATTGAAAGTATTGATTTATTTGATACATTTTGTAGAGCGAGTGAAAGTAAAGATTGTATTTCATTTTTGAAGAAACGCAAAATACCTAGCGAAGTATGGGATACTCTTTACTATACTCATAATACTAAAAAATTATTTGATGTTTTCCCTAATCAACTTGAAGAAGAATTTAAAGAAAAGATTGATTGTGCAAGGTTAATTATTCCTTTCTATAAACCTTGTGGTGAATTATTCGCTATACAGGCAAGATCTCTAAATAATTTTTCAATGCGCTATATTACTTTTAAGATAGATAGTGAATATCCTCTTATCTATAATCTTAATAAGTATGATAGAAATAATTTAGTGTTTGTTACAGAAGGGCCAATAGATTCTATGTTTCTCCCAAATGCTATTGCAGTTGCGGGAAGTGACTTTGCAAGAATATGTGATTTTGTTGATAAAGAAAACAGTATCATTATTTTAGATAACGAGCCTAGAAATTATGAGATTATCAAAAAGTATGAGAAATTTATTACTATGGGATATAAAGTTTTCATATGGAACAGTAAAATAAAAGAAAAAGATATCAATGATTTAATATTGACAGAATGTTCTAGTAATGTTATAGTTGATTTTATTAAAAAAAATAGTTGGTGTTCGCATCGAGCAAAATTAGAGCTAACAAAATGGAGAAAAGTATGATAGATACATCAGGAATTGATATAGAACAATATATTGAAAAATTAAATATACAGCATCTATCGCAACAGATAAATGATGTGCAAATCGCCAGTTCTATTGCTTTTAATATATTACAAAAAACTAAAAGCCTAATTGATATAAATCGTGAATTAATTAACGATAAATTTGAATTGCTTACAGAAAATCAAAAATTAAAAGATGAATTAGAAAAACGTAAAGAATTTATGAAATCAAGTGCCAATTTATACATAAAGTAAAAGGAAATATATGTCAAAAATTAATTACGAAAAAGAAATAAAAATACTTGAATGTGATGCTCCCTATAAAGATGTAGATGGAAATATTGTAAGAATTAGCGGATTTGTAAGATATGTTGACCATATGGGAGATGATTCTGCTATTGTGCAAGCTGCAAGAGTATCTTATGGAGCAGGAACAAAAACTGTTAATGATGATAGGAATCTTATTAGATATCTATTAAGACATTTCCATACTACTCCTTTTGAAATGTGCGAATTAAAGTTGCATATTAAAGTTCCTCTATTTGTATCAGCACAATCTATCAGACACAGAACATTTTCTGTAAATCAATATTCTGGTAGATATTCAGAAATGAGTTCTGATATGTATATTCCTGAATTAGGACAGTTGAAGAAGCAGTCTTCTAGTAATAAGCAGGGTGGTGGTGAACTTCTTGACGAACAAAATCGTAATGGTGTGCAATGGTTGCTTAAAGCTGCAAATGAACATTCTTTAAATATCTATAAAGTATTGCTTGGATGTGATAGTGATGATAAAGATTCTGTTAGAGAATACAAAGCAATTTGCGAACAAGTCTATGAACCATTTACCGATATTTCTGGGGAAGGTTCATTACTCAATGAAGATTATAAGAAAAATGCACTTTCGAGAGAATTAGCTAGAACTGTTCTACCAGTTTCTAACTTTACAGAATTCTATATGAAGGGAAACTTGTTGAATTGGATGAAGTTTGTCCAGCTTAGGAGTGATTCTCATGCACAGTGGGAAATCCAACAAATGTCTAATGCAGTTTGGGAAATACTTAAAGAATTGTTCCCAGTAGCTATGGAAGCATTTAACGACTATATGTATCAATCAGTTAGATTTTCACGAATGGAAATGGAATTGACTAAGCGTATTTTAGATAAGTGTGAAGTTGATATTCCGCATATCGTTAATCATAGTATTGATGATATTATTAAAGATTATGGAATGAGTAAGAGAGAAATTAACGAATTTATTGGGAAATGGTGATTTTATGAAGTATGAAGAAATTAAAGCAAAAATATTGAGAGATATTGCAGATGATTTAGGAGGACAAGAATATCAAGTTTTTCTAGATGAAGAAACTATTAAATTTATATTATTTAGAAATGATATAGGAATAAAAGAAGAATATTGCTATACATACTTAGATGAAGTATTTAATTTTAAAAATATGTTTATTATAACTATGACAACATCTACAAACGAATGTCCAAGTAGAGAAGAACATCATAATATAGGGACACTTGTTAAGAAAGGAATTAAGAAATGACTATAGTATATGCAGTTTATGACAACAGAACAGAAAAATTTATTGACCATAAAAAATCGTTTATTGGATTCAATAAAGGTAATGTTAAAGCAAATGTGACTTATCTTCTACTAAAACCTTCTGATAAGGTTACTACTATAGAAGATGCGATTAATAAAGGAGTTTTGAAGAAAGGAGAAATTAGCACAGAAATTTCTCCAAGTGAATATTCAAAAACAAAATTAACATATGCAATTCAACATAGATATAGAGTAGTTGCGATAACATTATAAACTTATGAGTTTTTGATAAGTAGCGATAAAAATCATATTTTTAATTTACTACGAAACTGTTATATTAATTTTATAAGCAATGATGTTTATATTTAGGAGTTTTTATTATGTCATTAAACAATACAGTTAAAAATAACATTTTTCAAGATCTATGTGAAAATCGTTCAGATAAAGAACAATACTCTAAAATTTGTTTTAAGTATGGTGTAAGTAGACCAACAGTTTATAAAGTAGCTCGTGAAAACGGAGTTGAGAAAAAGTTTAATAGAAAAAGAATTGTCAATGAAAATATGAAAGTGATATCTAAAATATTTGATGATGTTTCAATCATAGTTAAATCAAACGGAATTTTGATTGCTAGAGATAATAGTGGGAATTTTGTAAGTTTGAAAAAAATATCAGAAAATATGTAGCATTACTACACATATTATAATATATCTACAAAAAAAAGGGAAGCATTTCTGCTTCCCTTAGATATTAGATAAACGGGTCGTATATTGTATAGTTGTGCGATAGTTTAAGAATTTCGTATTGTTCAAGTGAAATGGGATCTATAGATATAAGATCCTTTATATGCGAATATTTTTTCTTTAATAATTGATATATGTTATAGTATTTAAATTCTTTCCCAAATTTTGTTAGATATTTAGTAATTATAGTTTCACCATTTTCTTTGATTAACATATAACCAGTTCTGCACTTTATTTCTGATAAACATTTCTTATGTTCTTCAGAAAATTTCCTCCCTGACATATTATTAGTCCTTTTATCTCGTATTGTTTTATTATTCCAAGATTTTGTAGCTATTTCGCTCCGTTTTTTCTTATATTCTTCAGTATTTCTTGTAGCTATCATCATGTTTCTATAATCATCATTATCCCAATTTTTCTGGGAGTTAATACATATTTTCCTAACATGTTCTTCACTTTTTTTCTTACCCTTTAATGCTTGTGATATGAGGTGTTTTGATTTGTGATTTTGTGTTCCTTCCCCACCAGTAGTCATATTATAACCATTACGGAAAGTATCGTATTGCTCTATAAAGTAATTTTCCATAGTTTTTAAAGTATGTTCTTTATCTAGTGATACATAGATAATCTCGAAGCAAAAATTATCTACTCCGTATTTCTTAATAGCTCTATGTATATGAAATTTAGGGAATTCTATAGTTGAAAGTGTTATATGAGTTTCCCATCTTTTATCTGGGGATGATGAGAATCCTATGTATGATTTATTATTGACTTTGTTTGTAATCTTGTATATGCTATAAATATTCATTAGCTGTCCTTATGTGTTAAAATGAGTTTGGATAGAGTTATCGGATACTGGTAATATCGTGGATAACAATTATATTTATACAAAAGAAAAAGGGAACCAATTTGGTTCCCTTTTAACGTATAAGTTGTATAATACTATAGTATGTTAGTGATTTTTAATTTTCTGTAGTATCGATTTACGTTAGCAGTAATAGCACCAGGAGTTCCAGAAGCATTTGCGAATGGATTAGTAACCTTTCCATATCTCGTTTTAATCCCTACAGCTGGTTGAAAGCGATCAGTATCAGTTACACGATACAATTCTGCTGCAACATAAGGACAGTAGAAATACCCAGCATCCATGTTATTAGAACCTTTATAACCAACAACTGCAAAGTTAGCAGTAGAACTAGTCAAATATGGGTCAACATAAACTTTCATTCCACCAGACATAACACCTACGAAAGTTTTACTAGAAGCATCTGGTAAGCCAGCTGTCTGCATAGAAGGAGCATAGTCAAGAACACCTGCCAAGTGTAGAGCACTTGCAACATCTTGAGAACAAATTAAAATGTTACCTTTACCACGACGAGTATTAACTGCGATTTGGTTAGCTTCACGTTCAATTTGGAAAGTCAACCCTTTGAACTTTTCAACAGACCAACGACCGTTAGAATCAGTATCTAAATCAAAAATACCCGCTGTAGTAGTATCCGGACAACCAATTTGTGCAATGCGATAAACGTCACGAACAACTTCACGATTAATTTCAAACATGATTTCTTGAGAAAGAATATTGATTAATTCTTTTTCAGCATCAAGTCCATGAACTGCACGAAGATCTTGTTGCAATTCAGTTGTGAAATCAGCACGAAGAGCTCGAGTTCTTGCAGTTACAGAAGTTTTCTCAATAGTCATTCCAACACGACCAAAGTTTGAAGAACCATCACCAAGAGTTTCTCCTTCAAGAGTTGTCAAACCAGTTCCAGAAGTATAAGTTCCAGGAGATGCGTCATTCAATACAGAAGGGTCAGAACCAGCATGAGTTCCTTTACCAGAGAATGAAGTAACAGCTTCGTTAAATAGAATTTCTGCATCATCAAGCAAGTTGCCATCTTCAGCAGATTGACGAGCTTTCATTGCAAAAATTAATCCAGTAGGCATCCGCATTGGTTGAACACCGCAAATATCAAATGCAATCATTTGAGGAGCAGCACGACGCAACATAGAAATTAGAGTTGGGTCATAACCTTGGATATTACCAGTAGAAGCACCGCCGATATCATTAGATACGTTAGTAACAGCAGCTTCATTTAGAGCAGTTGCAAACTTATCAACAGATCCAGCTTCAGAAATTGCTTCTTCAATTTTCTCAATTACAGTTTTTTCGTTAGCATCGTCATTTTCAGTTAATGATGCTAAGAATTTTTTGTTGTTTTTATTCCATACACCTTGGTTTTCCAACATAGTTGCGAGAATATCTCGCTTGCTTTCTTCAATAGGTGCGAAGTTCTTATCATTAAGAACTGGAGACCATTTCTTTTTCAAGATATCAGTAGTTTCAATAGACATTTTTATTTCCTTGTAGTTTGTTTTAATTATTTATAATTTATTAAATCAAATTCAATTTTAATGATTTAACAGTTTCCTTTTTTGATTCTGTCATTATTTCATCTTCGTCTTTATTTGATTTTGATTCTGTAAAAAATTTGTTCTTAACAATTTTTACGTCTTTTTCGAATTGTTCTGCACTTTCAAAAACAAGGTGTTCAATGAGTGACTTTAACTTTTCTTTTTGTGTAAGAGTAAGATCTTCAGAAACATTGTCTATCACATTATCAGCTTTCAACAAATTGATAGTATCTGCAAGACGAATATTCTCAACAATAGAAGCATCAAGTTTGGTTTTCAAACCTTCATATTTTTCTTTAAGATTTTCATAAGCATCAACTTTAGTTTCTGGGATTTCAACTCCGACTTCTTCAAGAATTTCTCTAAACTTAGTTATGATTTTTTCAGCGAATTCTACTTTTTGTTCTGCTTCAATCACTAGTCGATTTTCTTTAATGAATTCTTCAGCAACATAATCACAGTATTGCGAAACCTTATTTTCTGTTTCTTCATTAAGTTGTGTTTGAAATTCTTCACGAAGTGTTTCTACTTTTTCACTAACAGCAGCTTCAAAAATTACCTTGGCTTCGTTTTTAAAATCATCAGAAAGTTCTTGACCTTCAAATAGTTTTTCTATTGACATTGTTTAATTCCTTTAATTAATTATTATTTATTTAGTTTAAGCATAAAGTTTTTAAATATTTCCATTTTAGAAATATCATCAAGCACTATACTATTACTCTTTACACTTTCTTTAATTTGTTCCGCATACTGTAGAGCTTTCCAACCCATAGCTTCGTCATACACCCAGTCTACATTTTCCATAATACCAGAAACAAAACAATCTGGGCCAGAAGGATCTGAAACGATATCAATAGTAGCTAGGCGAAAATCATTTTGAACTTCATTTATCCCACTTGAATTTTTCTTAACAGATCCAACACCCCTTGAAGAAACTCCAATCATTATTCCTTCTTTTAAAAACTCTTTAACGATTTTACCTTTAGGAGTATCCAACACCTTAGCTTTACCAATTACATTATTCCCTTGAAATTGTAATTCTGTAATTAGATGAGAAACATCAGCTTCGTTAATTTTTGGAGTAGTAGGATGAGAAAGTTCGCCAAGAGCTCTTTTCTTATTTACATATTCAACAACATATCTATTCACTTCAGATTCCATAATAGGTTTTGGATAAACTCTTCCATTCCTATTGCATTTTTCTGCTTGCATGAAGATTCCTTCAATGAAGTATGTATTAGATTGCGTTTCTTCATTTCTTTCTACAAGTAGTGAGATATTATCTTCACATAATTCTCTAATTAGCTTCATGATTATAATCCCATTCTTTTTCTAAGAGTTAGTGCTTTGATTCTTTTCTTTATAGAACGCCTTTTCCCAGAAGCATCTGCTTTCTTAGTTCTATTTGCTTTAATGATTGCACGTTTCTTCAAAGCCTTATCTTGTGAAGTTGCAGGGACACAACTATCACCTTCTAGTCTATATCCTTTAGGACAAACTTTTTTCTTAATTCTTCGCCCTTTAGAAGTTACTCTAATAATTCGTTTAACTGTTGCTTCATCTAGCAACTTTTCATGTGTATAGATTTCTTCATAAAGTTTCAACTTTTCAGAAACTTTATTCTTAAGCATTTCTTTAATAGATTCTTGTGATATATCAGTCATAACAATTATTTATTATTCTTCGCTAGGTTTTAAAATATTAGAAATATTTGTAGAATATTCTTGCTTTAATTGTGCGCTAATATTCTGACTAGCAAATTCTTTAAACTTTTCGTTAAAGTCTGTTACTTTATCATCTAGTGCTAATTCTCTAAAATTATTCTCCATTATCTTGTTCTCCTTCATCTGTTGGGTATTTGTCTTTTTCTTCTTCAATTTGTTTATCCATATTTTCTATTTCTTTATCATTTTGTTTTAGGATTTGTTTTCTGATAAAGTCATGAGAATAGTATTTTCCTATATATGGTTCTAAGTCACGAAGTAATCCTATTCTTTCTTTAAGTAATTCAGTTTCCTTAAGTTCTTTAAAGTGACTATCTTCTGGCCAGACATAAACTATATCATTTTCTAGAGATTCCCATTCTTCTTCTGTAATTATTTTTTTCATTACTAATTGAGTTTTCAGTAAATCCAAAAATACATAGGAAAATCTTTTTCTTACCCTATCCACATACTTTTGAAATTTCAATTCGTCACGAGTAATTTCTGAACTTCTACCAAGTGAAAATTTAGCAGCATCATCCCTTCTAGATTTAGGAATTTTTAGTGCATCTAAAAACTTACTCTTAAAATATTCAATATCCTCGATTTGTCCTAAATTTTGTCCTGCAGAAAGAGTTTCTATTGCAGTTCCTCTCCCACCTTCTCTTCGAGGCAACCAGAAATCTTCAGTAAGTGCCATTGTCTTACTAGAATCCGTCAATTCACCAGTTATCGGATTATAGTTAATTTTATTTTTAAACCTACTTTGTTGTGTCATCAAATATTGTTCTGCTTTCTGTGCTGGTAAATTACCAGTGTCAATATAGAAAATTCTTTTTTCTGTTGAACGAGTAAGTCTATAAATTACACAAGAATCCTCCATCATTTTTAACTGATTGAGAGGCTTTATAACTCTATGAATATATGATAGAACTTCTGTCCTGTCTTCATTAAGTATAGCACAATTTACATAACACACACTGTCTTTTGTAAGTGAAATTTTATTTTGTGAAATATCATCTACATTATATTCATAATGCTCACCAGTAATTTTAGAAACTTCTGTCCCGCTAGCAGAATCAATCTGCTTTTCCATCACCTTAATTTTTTTAATTAGGGTTGAATTTATATTCCTAGCTTCTAATATTCCCTTGTTTAAATTTTTATTATCTATAATTTTATGAAAGTATATTCTCCCCTCAATATAGAATTTTTTAACAAGGTCATATGACTTGTTATTCCAGTGCAGCAATTTTAAAACATTTGTATGTTCTTCAATTATTTTTTTCTTAACACCTTGACTTATAGTAGAAACTGATTCTAAATCTATTTCTACATTTGAATCTTCTGCAACAACAATTTCATCTATAACATCTTCAATCGCTTCTTCAACTTCGGCAACTAGTGCAATTTGTCTATATTTCCTAATTAATTCCGATTCTGACCTTAATATACCACCATATATATCTACAGAATTATAGTTATAATATCCACCAGGAATAGCATCTATAATTTTCTCACCTTCTGGTTCAACTCTTACAGGTGAAAAATTATTTTCCGCTGGTTTTTGTTTAAATATGTCAATTCCAAATATTTTCATCATCATTGCATATTTAGCTTGTTTTTATAATTCATTTATGCTATAAATGAATTTCTACAGCTTACAGTTTATACACAAAATCATAACAATAGAACCCAAGGATTTTTATGTAGTGAATTAAAATATTTAAGTGAAGAAATGGAAATCAAGTTTCTTCACTTTTCACTTGATTTAATAAAATAATAGTGTTATCATACTTTCTAATAACAACAAATGGAGTTTATTATGAGCAATTTTAGTAATTTCTCAAAACTAATTGAGAATAATTTTAAGGAAATGTCAAGAGGTGAAATTTTCAAAGTTGATATAGATAAAGATAAACTATGGCAAACTTATCTAAATTCATTTCCAGAAGGTTCAGACCCTATCTATAGAAAAAATACATATCACGATTGTTTTTGTTGCAGACAGTTTATCAAAAATATTGCAAATGTAGTTTCTATAAAGAATGGAAACATAGTTACAGTTTGGGATAATGTAGTTGTAGGATATCCATATAATATCATTGTTGAAAAAATGTCAGAACTAGTCAAGTCTAAACCTATTATTGGTGTATTTAGAACAAAAGAAAAGAAATACAGCACAGAAGTAAATCGTGAAATTGACGAAAATAAAAATGTCATCAATCATCATCATTTCTATTGTGTAATTGATAATAAGCACTATACACAAAATCCAGAACAACAAATTGGTGAATTAAATTCCAAAGCACATGTTTTCAAAAGAGGACTTGAAGAATTACAATATTCTAGTTTAGAAACTATTCTTGACCTTATTGCTAATAATTCACTATACAGAGGTTCTGAATTTAAAGGATTAGTTTCTGCATTTTCACAATTAAAGCAAAAATATGATAGATTAAATTCCGACGAATCAAGAAATATTTTTATTTGGGAAAATATCAGCAATAGCTGCGCAACATTTAAAAATACTGTTATAGGAACACTTGCAGAGGATATTTCCAATGAAGTTGAAATAGAACAGGCTGTTCGAATGTTTGAAAGTAAAGTTGCACCAACGAACTATAAACGCACTTCTTCCTTAATTACTAAAGGAATGATAGATTCAGCAATGAAAACTATTAAGGAACTTGATTTAGAAAAATCATTAGAACGCAGATTCGCCAAGATTAGTGATGTAAGTGTTAATAATGTTTTGTTTGTTGATAATTCTGTTCGTGAAAGTATGAATGATGGAATTGAAAGTTTGTTAATGAGTGAAATAAAAACTCCAACAGTTTCGAAAGGTGAAATTCCTATTGATATTGATTCCTTTATGAATGAAGTTGTTCCTAATGCGTCAAATATAGAAATTCTAGTAAAAAATGAACATTCTAATAACCTCGTTAGTATCACTGCACCAATCAACCCAGTTGTTAACCGATTATTTAAGTGGGATAACAATTTTGCATGGTCATATAATGGCAATATTACAGATTCTATTAAGGAACGAGTAAAACGAGCAGGTGGTGACGTAGATGCACTTATGCGAGTTAGCCTAGCGTGGTTTAATACAGATGATTTAGATATTCAAGTTTATGAACCTCGTGGGAACAAAATATATTTTTCTAATAAATCTGGGAAACTTGATGTGGATATGAATGCGAGGGGCAAAATAGTAAGAGATGCAGTTGAAAACGTTCGTTGGGAATCAAATATTAAAGATGGTGTCTATACAGTTTGTGTTGATAATTTCACAATAAGAGAAAAAATTGATGTTGGGTTTGATATTGAAATTGAGAATAATGGAGTTATCAAAACATATTCTTACAAAAAAGCTGTTATCGGAACAATTAAAGTATTGCAATTTGATGTTAAGAATAGTATAATAACAAATATTACTCCTATTGATAAGAATGTAACTTCTGGTAGTTCATCAAAAGAAATCTGGAATATCAAAACAGAGGAATATGTCCCAGTTAATACCATCATGAAAAGTCCTAATTATTGGGATGATAATAGTGTAGGGAATAAACACTGGTTCTTTATTCTAAAAAATTGTTTAAACCCTGAAAAAACTCGAGGTATCTATAATGAATTTTTAAGAAACGACTTAGAAAAACATAGAAAAGTTTTTGAAATTCTTGGTGACAAAACAAAGTGTCAGAATTCTGACGAACAGCTAAGTGGCTTAGGATTTTCATCCACTAAAAAAGATTCTGTAATTCTTAGAGTTACAGGAAATAACAAAAAATTAACTTACAAAGTAACAATTTAAGGAGAATAAACACTATGAATATTTTTGAAAGCGCAAGCAAAAACAAATTTCGATTCTCTTCTGATAGAGGTGAATTGACAACAGAACAACTTTGGGATTTGAAGTTAGATACTCTAGATACAATCGCAAAAAATGTTAATAGACAATTAAAAGAAGTTACAGAAGAAAGTTTCGTATCTATAAATGTCAATCCTTCACATTCAGCATTAACTATTAAACTTGAAGTTGTTAAATATATCATTGCTTCTAAACTTGAAGAACTGAAAGCAACTAAAGAAAAACAAGCAAATGCTAAAAAACGTGAACAACTTCTAGAAATTCTTGATAGGAAAGAAAACGAAGCATTGCATAATATGTCTAAAGAAGAAATTATTGCGCAATTAGCAAGTTTATAAAAATAGTTTTTTAAAAAAAAATGCAGGGAATTATTTTTGTAGTTTCCTGCATTTTATGCTTTACAAGTGTAAATTAATACATTATATTAGTTTTTATAAAGCGGTGATAATTATTACTTTATAAAATATTTCAAACAATTAGGAGTTTATTATGTTGACAGAAAAAGAAATTAATAGAATGATTAAAAATGCTAAAAAAAGTCTATTAGAGCTAGAAAAAAAGCAAAATAGAGTAATCGGTAAATTGTCAGATAATTTAGATGAAATTCAAAAACAAAAATTAAAAAGTCAAATTGAACAATTAGAAAATAAAAAAAGAAAATAACACATTCAATTTTAAAAAATTAATAGTAAGTTAAATTGGTTAGAACTATCAGAAGTCCTAACTATTGGTTGACGATAGTTAATCCATATCATTTCACCAGATCCTATTTTAATAGCACTACCAGCATAAGTATCAGAAGTTGCTGCAGAATTATCAAGTAGTAATGGGTTAACTATCAATCCAACTTTTCTAAAACTTACATCTATAGGGAATACTTCATCTTCATTTCCTATAATAGTTGTTGATAGTATAAGATTTTTACTCCCTAATTCTTGTATAGGGTTTTTACCATGTCCTCCATAAGGACTTATAACAGCGTATGCTGTCGCACCAGTTCCATTCCCAGTAATCGTAACTGTTGCATTTCTATATCCAGATCCAACATTTGTCATGTTTATCGCAGTAATAACTCCAGCAGTAATAACAGCTGTCGCCGTTGCACTAGTTCCTGTCGTAGAAGTTATCGTAACTGTTGCAGAAGTATATCCAGACCCCCCAGCAGTTATTTTTATTTGTTCTATAGTCCCATCAACAGCTGCCGCTGCAACAGCACTATCTACATATACTGGGATCCAAGAATCAGTCACAAAATTAACTGCATCATTTGATGGGATACTATACATATATTTCCAACGATAATTATCCCCAGTAGTAATAATAGAAGTTTGTGTCCCTATAGGTTCAACAGTTGATAATCCACCATTGTTATTAGAAATACACTTATAAACTCTTAGTGCGCTAGTGACTACATAAAAATTAGAGTTGGAAAATAAATTTGTTGCTATTGAATTATATTCATTATATGCAGTCCCAGAAACCCAAGTAATATTTCTAATACCCTTTCTAAAATCAGAATTATTAACTCGTTTCATTGCCAACATATCAGTATAATTTGCAAATATTTCGGCAGTAGATTCTTGTGGTAGAGGAGGAGCGTTATCATTATCCCATGCGGTGGATTTTCCTAAAAATATGTATAGTGCATTTGTATCATCAATAGAACTCAACCACTCGTTAGCAGCACTTCTTCTATAATTTGTATATATTCTAGGTATGGACATTTTATTCCTCTAAATTTCCAAATGGGTTGTTTTCATTAAAATCTATATAGTTATTAGATTCTGTAGAAATACTTGTGTTCTCAGCATATTTATCATTGACAACACTATTATTAATTGCTAGTATAGTTTCAATATCATCGACTTCTTGATATGAAGTCTCAAAAGACTCGTGTGAATAATCAAATAGAGTGCATGTAAATTCATAAGAATACAGTTTCCCAAATTGATAGAAAGGATTATCATAATTCACAAAGTCAATTTGAAAAAGACTTTTTGAAAGTGGGAAATATATTAAATCACCTTCAAGAGGTCTAGATAATTGAGTAACATCACTAAATCTTTTTTTAGAACATGTAAGTTTTATTTCATTACGAATTTCTAAACCGAACTTGGAAACGAATTCATGTTCACCTCCAAAATCCATAACAGAATTAATATACATTTCTAAAGTGAAGAATTCTTCAAAAGATGAGTTTCTATCTTCCCCAAATAGTTTATCTTCTGATATAAGAGTTCTTGGAATGTAGATAAAATCAAATCCATGGATACTAATATTTTCAATCAACAAATCCTCCACCATATTCTGTGTTGGAGTGTAAGTATAATAATTATTAAAGAAAGGATTTGTTACCATATTGCATTTATTTATTGCGTAATTATTTAGAGTGTGTTATAATAACTTTAAGTTAAATATAGGGTATAACATGAAAAAACAATTTAAAGATATATTATATACCATAATTCCGGTTTTGGGAATATTTCTATTAGGGACATTTGGAGTTTCTTTAATTTTATTAACATTTGTTGTTGCTATTCTTATAGAATTCAAGTATATTATAGCAGCTGCATTATTTTTCGTTATACTGTGTCAATTAAAAATTATTGGAGTATAAATGAATTTTTACACAAATGTCCAAGTAAAGGGAAACAAAATTCTTTATAGAGGATATTATGACGGTGGGTTCATACTAGATAGATTAGACTATGAACCTTCGTTATTTTTACCTGATAGCACACTAGAAACTCCATATAGAACAATCTACAACGAACCTCTAAAACGCAAGCAATTTTTATCTATAAGTGAGCAAAAAGATTATCTTAAAAATTATGAAGATACAGGGATGAGAATCTATGGTAATAAAGATATCAAGTATTGCTACATTGCAGATAATTTTGAAGGTGATATAGATTACGACTTTTCAAAAATACACTATGCTTTTATAGATATAGAAACTGAATGCGAGGACTCTTTTCCCAATGTTCACAAAGCAGACCAACCTATAAACGCAATGACAATGTATTCTTCAAAGTTGGCTGCTTATATTGTTTTCACTGTTAAAAAATATGGAGAATGGAATAATCTCCATGGTGATAGCGTAAAACATGTAGATTGTGTTTCCGAAGAAGATATGCTGTTGAAGTTCTTAAGAATATGGAGTGCTGATTATCCAGATATTGTTAGTGGGTGGAATTCTAAAGGATTTGATATTCCATACATCGTTAATAGAATTTGCCGAATGCTTTCCGAAAAGGAAGCCAAGCGACTTTCACCTTGGGGAATAATTAATGAAAAGAACTCTAAAGATGCTTATGGTAACGACAAGCTAACTTATGAAATATTAGGAATTTCGCATCTTGATTATCTTGAAGTATATAAAAAATACAGAGGTAAAAATCAAGCATCATATAAGTTAGATGCAATCGCTAAGGAAGAACTCGGCGAAGGTAAGATATCTTATGAAGAAGATGGTCCTATGCACCTTTTCTATAAGAACAATTATTCAAAATTTATGGATTATAACTTGCGAGATGTTCAAATTCTTAAAAATCTTGACGAAAAATATAGATTCTTAGAAACTGTTGTTATTAACGCATTTACAAGCAAAGTTAATTTTGAGGATACATTCTCACCCGTGAAGTATTGGGATGTAATTATTTTTAACTATCTTCGTGAAAAGAAAATTGCAATCCCATTCAAAAACGAAAATAAAATCGTAAGTGATTTCGAGGGTGGGTATGTTAAGGAACCTCTTAAAGGATTGCACGAATGGGTTGTTTCTTTAGATTTAACAAGTCTGTATCCGCATTTAATAATGCAGTATTGTATTTCTCCAGAATCTATTCAATCTAAACGATATGATGTTACAGTAGATAAATTGCTTTCTCAAGAGTTCGATACTTCACAATGTGAAAATATTATTGCGGCTAATGGTTGCACTTACAAATATTCTGAAGAATCTCTGCTCCCAGATCTTATGAAGAAATTCTTTGCGCAACGTAAAGAATATAAGAAACGTATGCAAGCTGCTGAAAAGAAACTCGCTATAGAATATTCTAAATCTGTAGATGAAGAAAAAGTTCGTTATAATTTGATGCAAAATGCTAAGAAAATTCAAATTAACTCCCTTTATGGTATTTTAGGCAATCAATATTTTAGATACTATGATGTTAGAAATGCAGAAGCCATCACACTTTCTGGACAACTTACTATTAGATGGATTGCTAAGAAACTGAATGAATATTTAAATTTAATTTGTCAAACAAAAAATGTTGACTATGTTATCGCCAGTGATACTGATTCTGTAATCTTAACATTTGGAAAACTCATTGAAAACAAGTGTCCTGATTTATCTACAGAAAAAAAATGTGAGTTTCTTGATAGATTAGTAGAACAAAAAGTAAATCCATATATTGAAAAATGCTTTATAGAACTTTCAGAATATATGAATTGTCCTAAAAACTACATGGATATGAAACGTGAAGTAATTGCAGACAAAGCACTTTGGAAAGCTAAGAAAAAATATGTTGCACATGTTCTTGATATGGAAGGGACAAGATATGAAGTTCCTAAACTTAAGATTATGGGATTAGAATCCGTAACATCAAAGTTTCCTAAAATCATTTCACAAATGCTTGAAGAAACCTACAAGATAATTGTCACTAGTGAAGTAAAAGATATCAAGAAAAATGTTCTTAATAAAATATCACAAGTAGAAACTCTATTTAACAAAATGGATATTGAGGATATTTCTTTTACGTCATCAATATCGGGATTGTCTAAATATAGTGACTATAAAACAATATACAAAAAATCAACTCCTATATATGTTAGAGGTTCACTGTTATATAATCACTACATTGAGAAAAATAAATTAAAAAATGTATTGCCTTTAATTAAAGATGGTGATAAAGTAAAGTATATTTATCTGAAAACGCCAAATACTATTGGCGAAGATATCATAGCCTATCCACAAACATTCCCTAAACAGATTGTAGATACGAAATATGTTGATAAGAAAACAATGTTTTTTAAAATGTATAAATCATCTATTTCAGATTTACTATCGGTTATGGGTTTAACATTAACAAACAGCCTATTTGATTGAGGAAAAATGAGTATTTTAGATAAAATGAAGAAAGCAGGTGCTATTAAATCATACTCTTTAGAAAGCAGTGTGATGTATAACGATAATGATACGATCCCAACAGATATCCCCATTCTAAATATTGCCTTTAGTGGTGATATTGACGGAGGATTTACTCCAGGATTAACTATTCTGGCTGGTCCTAGTCGTCACTATAAATGTTTCCATCCAGATACGGAAATAGAAGTCTATACTATAGAATAACAGCAAGACTATCAAAGCATCCTAAAGAAAATGATACAGAATGGAAAAATCCTTACGGAGCAACATACGAGCAAGTTTATAAAAGTGATAATATGAAAAAACAACTTGCAATTACAAAAGGATTTGATTATAATATAGTATGGTCTGACGAAAACTTAAATGAATTTATTGAAATGATGAAAGGAAAAATAAATGAAAAAAGAAGTATTAACTTACAAACAATTACATGAAGCAATTACAAAATTTCCAGAAAAAAAATATTATGTCAGAACTCCATGGTCTTATTCCCCAATATTGGCTTCATGCAAAAAACAAAGTGAAACAATAACATTAAAATTTTCTAATAATATTCAGTTGACTATAGGAGATTCTCATGTATTCATGAATGAAGATGAGTTACCTATAGAAGCTAAAGATTTAAAAATACATTCTATAATAAAAACTTTAGAAGGATTTCTGACTACAATTTCTATTAAACATAATAATCTTATTGAAGATGTTTATGACATTTCTATAGAAGCTCCTCACTGGTATATCAATTCCGAAAACAATGGAAATATTATCCACCATAATACAGGAATTGGGTTGCATATAGTCAAAGCATTTCAAGATAAATATGAAGAATCAGTAGTTCTATTCTATGATTCTGAATTTGGGACTCCTATGAGTTATTTTAAAAGTATAGGATGTCAAACTGAAAATATTTTGCATATTCCTATTCATAATATTGAAGAATTAAAATTTGATATTATTAAAAAATTGGAAACTATTGATCGTAAAGATAATATAATTATCATAGTCGATTCTATTGGTAATTTAGCTTCAAAAAAAGAAATTGATGACGCAAAAGACGAAAAATCTGTTGCTGATATGTCAAGAGCAAAGCAGTTGAAAAGTTTCTTTAGAATGGTTACACCATACTTACAGACAAAAAATATTCCAATGATTTGTATTGCACACACTTACGATACAATGGATTCATTCCCTAAAAAGGTTATATCTGGGGGAACAGGAATTTTATATTCTGCTAATCAAGCGTTTATTATTGGAAGGCAACAAGAAAAAGATGGTAAAGAAACTTCTGGATATACTTTCGTTATCAACGCTGAGAAATCTCGTTTTGTAAAAGAAAAGTCCAAGTTTCCGTTATCTATATCATTTGAGAAAGGAATAGACAAGTATTCTGGATTACTAGATCTTGCTATAGAATCGGGTCATGTTGTCAAACCAGTTCAAGGGTGGTATTCTAAAGTAGATATGGAAACAGGCGAAATATCCGATAAGAAAATCCGAGAAAAAAACACTCACACTAAAGAGTTCTGGAATGATATCTTAGATTGCGAAAAATTCAAAACTTTCATAAAAAATAAATTTTCACTTAACAGCATACTTAACCAAGAAGAATAAACGTCATGAAATTACTTATTAAATTATTGTTCCTCCTTATATATCTATTTGTAACAGGAATAACCTTATCAATAATTGTAACTCTATATCTAATTAATGTTTGGATAGAGTCATATACTGGAATATATAGGGAGGAAACAATAATTTATAAAGAAGAAATAGATTTTATTATTCATGAAATTAAAAATTATTTTAGGGATTAAAATTGTGAAAAATTATATTTTTGTAGAAATTCCATACAATGAAATAGATTATGGGATAATTTTTAAAATTATAGAAGGTGATTTTAAAGGTTTAGTCATACATCTTGGCGAAATGTTGATGGATAACGAAAGGTTGCATTATTTATGGAAAATTATTGACATTGATGGGAATGACGAATTAAAAAATGCTCCGTATAATAAAGAATCTATTCAAATTATAGTTGACAATGTTATGATAGATGTGATAGAATTATTAGCAACTGAAAAAGAATAAGGAAATTATGGAACTTATCGTATTAAGAGAATTGTTTCGTAATGAAACATATTGCAGGAGAGTCCTACCCTTCATTGAATTAGATTATTTTACAGAAAAACATGAAAAGATTATTTTTCTAATTGGTAAAAAAATCATTGACAAATACAATAAGATGCCTTCTAAAGAATCTCTAGTGCTAGCAGTTTCTGCATTAACTAATATCAATGACGATACTGAAAAGAACATTCTAAAAACTTTAGATACTATTTTTATTGAAGAATGTGAAGTCAATTTAGATATTCTTACAGATAATACAGAAATATGGTGTAAAGAACGAGCTTTAGATATTGCACTAACAAAGGCTATTGAAATTCGTTCTGATAATAAAGTGAATTTGTTAGGACAAATTCCTGAGATTCTTAAAGATGCAATTTCTGTTTCGTTTGATAGTTCTATAGGCCATGACTATATAGATGATTCTGAAGAAAGGTTTTTAAATTATACAAAACAGTTAGATAAAATCCCATTTAGTTTAAAAAGTCTTAATGACATTACAAACGGTGGTGTAGAAAGAAAAACTTTGAATTGTGTTGCGGGAGCAATTCATTCTGGGAAATCTATGTTTATGTGTTTTCTAGCCGCACAATATTTACTAGCAGGATATAATGTTGTTTATATAACATTAGAACTTTCTGAATATAAAGTGGCTGAACGTATAGATGCAAATTTGCTTAAAACTAATATAGGAGAATTACCAAAAATTGCACCAGCATTATTACAAGAAAAATTAAATAAAATTAAAACTAAAAAACTTGGAAAATTAAAAATAAAACAATATCCTACTTCTTCTGCGCATGTCGGACATTTTAGACACTTATTGAGTGAATTAGAATTAAAGAAAGATTTCAAAACTGACATAGTTTTTGTTGATTATCTTAGCATTTGTGCATCTACTAGAGCAAAGTTTAACAACTCTTACGAGTATGTTAAAAATATTGGTGAAGAAATTAGAGGATTAGCTATAGAAAAAAATATAGTAATATTTACAGGTGCGCAATTTTCCAAACAAGGTTTTAATTCTGACCCTGATATTACAAACACCGCTGAAAGTATGGGGCTTCCTGCAATTCTTGATTTTTATATTGCTGCCGTAAGGACAGAAGAATTAGATAAAGAAAATAAAATAATGTTTAAACAATTAAAGAATAGATATGCAGATCTTAATAATCGTAAAAGATTTATTATTGGTATCGATTTTCCTAAAATGACATACTATGATGTTGAAGATACTTCTATGGATTTTCTCAACAAACAACCTGCACCAGAACCTATAGAAAAAGCAGTCAACAGTTTTAAGAAAGACAAACGAAACAAAGTAGATACATCGGATTTTAAATTATGAAAAATTATATACATCACTATAAAAGAATAATGCAAAAAGAGTTCTGTCAATCAGTTATAGAATACTTTGAAGAAAATCAAGAAAATCAAATTATTAGAAACATTCCAGATTTTTACAACTTTTCTGAAATAGATATCCCAAATATCTATAATGTTTTGAAATTATTGAATAAAGAAATTCCTCACAATACAAGTGATATTATTAATTATTTCTATAACTCATGCAATTCTATAGTTAATGATTATAAAAGCACTCTTCAAATACACAATAAACAATTTCCAGATGTATATAATTATGAAAATTGTAGAATTAAAAAATATAATAAAGGCGAAGGATTCTTTTCGGAACATGTAGATGTTAGGAATTACGAAACTGCTAAAAGATTTCTTGTAATTATACTATACTTGAATGATGTTGAAGAAGGAGGTGAAACAAATTTCCCTGATTATGGGATTTCTATTAAACCTTCATGTGGTGATGTTTTAGTATTCCCATCAACATGGACACACTTACACCAAGGAAATAAACCAATAAGTTCTGACAAGTATATTCTTGGAACTTACTTACAATACTAAGAGGAAAAATTATGAAAGCTACTAGAATAGAAATTGAAGAACGAAATAATAGAAAACATTTAGTAATTTACTTTATGGAAATCCCTCATAATACGCAACTAAAACCTTGGTTATTGCTTGTGACTGTGTGCAGTATTGCACCATTTCTTTTTGCTTTATCATTTCTTGGATTTTACCAAGTAGCTCGTAAGCCTCTTCTGTTAATATAATATGCACTTTTTTATTCAATTTAATCCCCTTTGTTGTATGTATCTATTATATAGTAAAAAAATATTAAGTCAATACAAAATAACCATTGACATTAATATTAATTGCACATATTATCACCTTATCAGCAACGGCTGGTTTAACCAACAGGAGCATTCGGGGTAACGCCCCGTTTGAGAATTGAGATGATTGATGCAATAGAAAACTTAATCAATTTATCTATGGTTGATAATAGTAGGGCAACCATAGAT